GTCTATGCCAGTGATGGAAGTTCTGTGAATGTTCCTCTGAACAAAGACCGTTTGCCTGTTGCTGAAATGTATCCTTTCTTGAAAGATGAAACACTTGAAAGCTACTATGACCGTTACCTCAACTCACAAGCAAATATTCTTTTGCTGATTGGACCTCCAGGTACCGGTAAGACTACTTTCATCCGTGGTTTGCTGTCGCATAGCAACTCATCTGCAATTGTTACCTATGATGCAAGCATTCTGGAAAAAGATTTTCTCTTTGCTCGTTTCATTGAAGATGATGTCAACATCATGGTCCTGGAAGACTCCGACAACTTCCTGAAGGCTCGTAGTGATGGCAACACAATGATGCACCGTTTCCTAAACGTTGGTGATGGTCTTGTCACAACGAAAGGTAAGAAACTTATCTTCTCAACAAACTTGCCTTCTATTCGTGACATTGATTCGGCACTTGTTCGTCCAGGACGTTGCTTTGATATTCTGAATTTTGATACACTTACACAAAGCGAAGCCGAAGTTCTTTCTGCTCGTCTTGGTGTTCAGCTTGATGGTACCCGTGATAAGTGGTCTATTGCTGAAGTGTTCAATAAACAAGTTGAAAATTTTACCATTAAAAAAGTTGGTAGAAAAGTTGGTTTTATTTAAGGAGTTATTATGTCTGTGAAACAAATGTCTATCAATCAAATTTCGAGCGAAGCTGACCGCAAGAAACTGTTTGATGCAATTAAAGAATGTTCCGATTCCATGACACGAATCGAAGGTGAAAAAGATTTCATCAAAGAAGCAACCAAAAAAGTCTGTGAAGATTTGAAGTTGCCTAAGCGACTAGTCAATCGCCTCGTTAAAGTTTATCATAAGCAAAACTATGATGAAGAAGTGGCAACGCATGAACAATTTGAACAATTGTATGAAACGATTGTCAAATAATGCCAACTAAAGACGAAATGTTCAAGTTTCAGCAAGAGATAGAAAGTCTTGTTATTGAAACCGATTACAATTATTTGGAAGCAATAGTTGAATATTGTAACCAGACTGGTATGGAAATTGAACTAGCATCAACCCTTGTTAACAAAGATTTGAAAGCAAAGATAGCAATCGAGGCCGAAAATCTTAACATGTTACCGAAAGCCGCCAGACTACCAATATGACCGGTTATGAAGCCTTTTCTCTTTATCATGTTCTGAAATTACACTTCACTTCCGATAGTTACGATTACTTCAAGTACAATGGTAAATGTAACATCAATATTGAAACTTTCGAAAAGCGCAGAGACAAATATCACTTCTACAAGTTGTCCAGGAAATATGAACAAGATGATTACCGAGAGTTTGTTATTTCTGCTCTCATGCAAAACGAAAATGCATGGGCAGGAACTCTACTTGAGGATGACACCTACGATAAACATCTGAAGCGTTTGGCAATCTTGCAAGCACTAGGCTATACATTCAAAAATGACTGTGCTATAATTCGTGAAGCAGGTGGCGTTAATAGTGTTTTGAAAATTGATGATGGTTATCCTCCTCTGTTGACAATGACTCTACAGAACGTTACAACTATTGAAACTTTGTGCATACTCAATTCTTTTATGAATTTCTTGCCAGTTTGGAACAGAAAGATTGCAGATACAATCCGATGGCCAATGCTGTATAGAAAATTTGTGAAGTATGCACCCTTTGTACACTTTGATGCGGAAACCTATCGCAAACATGCAATTCAGGAATTAAAATGATTAAGAAAATTTATTTGGATATGGACGGTGTTCTCTGCAACTTTGAACAAAAGTACATTGAACTTTTTGGAAAAGAACCGGCGGCTGCTGACCGTAATCGTAAAGAGTGGTCGACTAACTGGGATAAGTTTTGTCTAGAAGGGCATTTCGAAAACCTTAACTGGTTTCCTGGTGGAATTTTTTTGCTTGACTATGTTGAGCGAACAAATATCAACATAGAAATTCTTTCTTCATCTGGTGGTAAAAAATACCATGACATTGTTGAAGCAAGTAAGAAGCTGTGGTTGAAACAACACAACATTCCTTATAAAGCCAACATTGTTCCTGGTCGTTCGTATAAAACCGCATACGCAACACCAGAAACTGTACTGATTGATGATACTCCAGATATCATTGAGGCTTTCAACAAAGCAGGTGGCCACGGCATTCTTCACAAAAATGCCGGCGAAACTATCGAAATTCTGGCCAAGCTATTGACAAATGGCTAAATAATTTTATATAATGAATTTTGTGGATAAAAACATACAACGACATACATCGAATATACGAAAGGAAATATTATGTCATTCGCTAATCTAAAACGCAACCGTGATAGCCTTGATAAACTCACCAAGGCAATTGAGAGCACCACACAAACTGCTGAGGCTGGCTCTAAAGACGACACTCGATTCTGGACTCCTACTGTTGACAAATCTGGCAACGGCATGGCTATAATTCGTTTCCTTCCCGCCGCTGGTGTGGATGGTGAAGATGGTCTGCCTTGGGTTCGTTTGTTCGACCACGGCTTTCAGGGACCTGGTGGTTGGTACATTGATAAGTGTCTAACCACACTTAATGAAAAGTGTCCTGTTTGTGAGCATAACAACACTCTATGGAATTCTGGTGTTGAAGCAAACAAAAATGTAGCACGTAATCAAAAGCGCAGGCTTTCTTACTACGCAAACATTTATGTGGTTTCTGACCCATCTAATCCACAGAATGAAGGCACTATTCGTCTGTACAAATTTGGTAAGAAAATCTTTGATAAGATTACTGAAGCAATGAATCCAGAATTTCCGGATGAAGCACCTTTGAATCCGTTTGATTTCTGGGAAGGCGCAAACTTCAAATTGAAGATTCGCAATGTTGAAGGTTATCGCAACTACGATAAGTCAGAGTTTGCTGATAAGTCTGCTTTGCTTGACGGTGATGATTCTAAACTTGAAAAGATTTATTCTCAGCAATATTCTTTGAAAGAAATGGTTGACCGTAAACATTTCAAGCCTTATGAACAACTCAAAGGTCGCCTTGACAAAGTTCTTGGTTTTGAAGGTATTGCTCCTCAGGGCCGTGCTGAAGAAATTGAGATTCCTGTTGCAAAAGCTAAAGGTGCAGTTCCTCTGAATAGCACTATCGATGACGATGACTTGGATTATTTCAAGTCTCTAGCAGAGCAAGAGTAATTTAGACCCCGCTTCAAGCGGGGTTTTTTATGTTTGTGTAAACAAGTACAATGCTTCTGCATCAATTACACCAGCGACTGCTTGGGAGTCTCCTCTGCCGGCGGAGTAGTTATTGTTTGTGGTATTAACAGTTGTTCCTCCACCAGCGTCTGGTGACATTAGAGCCATGCGTTGGTCCATATTTTCAATTGAAAGTGCGCTAATTTTTTCTGATACGGATATTGCATTTTTTAATTCTTCTTCTGTTGGACTTCTGTAGTTGCCTTGCTTATCTTTTACACCAAAATGTAAATGTGGGCCTGTAGACCTTCCTGTATTTCCAGAGAGACCTATTAAATCTCCTCGTTTTACTTTTTGGCCTTTTATTACTTTTGAAGAATTTAAATGTGAATAACTGTATACATTACCATCAGCATCTTTTATTGAAACAAAATTTCCAGAAGGTAAATTATTTCCTACTGCTATCACTTCTCCATCAACGGCGGCCGTGAGTGGATGATTTGGTCTTAGTTCAACATCAACGCCTTTGTGAAATTCTCTTTTTGTTCTATCTGTGGGGCTGACTCTATCTCCATATTCACTGCTAACACGATAGCGGCCATGTATTAAATCATTCATTCTAGGAATTCGCGTAGGTGCAGTACCTGGTGTGACTGGTGTAATTGTACCTGGTGGTTGAGCGGCGCTTTGAGGTGGTGGATTTGATGGTTGTCTATCGGCTAATGCATCATCTGCGGCATAAATGCCGGTTTCTCGCTCAACTTCTTGCTGATAACTTTCTCGCATAAATTTTGGAATATCTTTTAGTTGCTCTTGTCGGCGTCTACTTGCTTCTTCTCTTTGTCTTTTTTCTTCCAGTGCCGCCGCAATTTCTATTCTTTTCGTTTCTGCATCAGCGATTCCCAATTCCTCATTTGTTAGACCGCCGGGATTGCGGCTTCTACCGAAATAGTTAGTATCTCTGCCTCCAGGTTTATTATAGCCTTCCATTATTTCTTCTAGAGTCTTTTTAGGACGACCTCGAATTACTGGAAGTTCACTGAGTCCTTTTTTTACTATACCTTCTTGATTTTTTAAATCGGCTTCCATTTCAGGTATAGTTTTTTCACTGGTCATATAACCAAAACCAGCAGCTAAAGTAGCAATAGCTGCACCCAACTTTGGTGCAATCAAAACTGCCGGACCCATGTATCCTAATGCTATTGCCGCAAAAATTTTACCTCGGTTTTCATTGAAAAGTTTATCTGCTTGATACCTGAGTTCTTCTCCCAAAATTGAAAAAGAATGGGCTAAGGTGTTGAACGCCGCTTTCGAATGAATCAACATTGTTCTAACAACAGGTGCAAAAATTTCTTTAAAACTTTCTACAGCTGGTCTAAATGCGTCTGCAACGGCTGTTCCAATATCCGAAAAAATTCCATCAATTTTTCCGGCCGTTTCTGTTGAAAAACCAAGTTTGACTAGAATCTGCTTAGTTAAACTATTTTCTTTATCCTCTGGGTCTAATCCTAGTCCTTTTAAAATGTCATTTTTTAACGCTGAAAAATTAATATTTTCAGAAACTTTTTTCAACAAATAAGCGACACCCGCCAGAGCAATGGTTCCCAGTAAAAAACCATTAGGAACAACTCTCATTACAGTAGCAATGGCGGATAAGATACCTCCGCCAATAGTTCCAACGGTACCTAAAAGACCACTAACAACCGCGCCGAGAAGATTGGCGCCGCCAGAAAATAAACCACCCAAAAGACCAGAAATTCCTGCGCCACTAGACTGTTTATTTCCACCTTCTTTTGTTGGAGATTTTTTACCCAAAGAGTCGATTGATTGATTTCTGGTTTTTACATCATACCACATGGCATCTTGGGACTTTGCTGATTTACCGGCTGCCAATCTTGTTAGTGTTGATATGTTTTGGCGAGTGATATTCATATCTCTGGCCATCATGTTCATATTGAAAGTGTTTTTAGAAATTACGCGAAGAAGTGCTTCTTGTCTTTCACTCGATGATATTAAATCACTCGTTGCAGAAGATTGAGCCGCCGCTTGGGCCGAACTAGGAGCACCTGTGGCGCCGGAAGAAAGTGCAGAATAACCACGACCAAAAATTTTTTGTCCTGTCGCAGACAACATTCCTTTTCCACCAAAAAGCATATTTCTAACATCCATTCGTTCTCTCGCACTCTTTAGAACGGCAGAACCCATAGAACTCAAAATACCTTTGCTTTTTAGTTCTTGTTTATAAACTGATGCGAATTTTGTTGCCATTATCGTTTTCTTCTAGCTAAATTTTGTTGTTTAATTTTCTCATTTTCTTGCTCAATATATTGTAGGAGCATAGTCACGTAAACGTTCCTCTCCCACGGCATCATTTCATTTAAATCACTAAGACTATATTTGTGGTGTTGCATCAATGCAAAGTTAGTCTGGAAATGATTGCTCAGATTATCATAACGAATGGTTAACCGAAAAAACTTTGGATTCCTTCAACTTCAATAGTATCAGAATAACCACACTTACCACATTCAAAATCAAGTTTCTTTTTCAATTTTGGAATATTTTCGAAAAAGTTTTGTATTCGTGAAAAATTTTCTCTCGATAAACTATCGACAAAATCAATCAATTCTTCTTTTGGTGTATCTTTTGCATAGTAAATACTCTCATCATCATAAATGTAATCTATAGAACCGATTATTGTGTTTAAGACCAGTTCAGTTGAAGAAATATTTTTATCCTCAGTTAATGCATCTATACTTCCGAATGTTGGATATTTCAAAACAATTCCAAGTTTAGGAGTCAATTCGACTTTATTATTTTCTTTTTCTGTTAAATTAGGTTCGACCTCAAGTGCATTGAAACTCAACGAAACAACATGATTACATTTTCTTTTCTCTCCATCTTTTTCAATATCGTTGTTGCATTTGTATTGTAAGTCGATGGTCTCACCAACTGACCTTGCTCTCAAATGCAAGAACAGATACTCAAAATCTAAAATAGGCAAATCATCAACGTCTATCTTAGTAACCAAACAATTTGTAATTATTTGCTTAATCGCTAAGATGACTGCGTTTTGTTCATCTGATTCCGCAGCCATCAACAAAATCTTTTCTTCTTTCACCAAAAACGGTCTAAACTTTACTTTCTTTTTCATTAATGGTAAAGTAATCTCGTACAATGGCACATCAATTTTAGGTAACATAATTTCTCCAAATTAAAAAATACTGAACGGGTTTCTCAAAGCTTCTTTCGCGGCTGCGGCAGTACCCTTTATCTGCCCAGCTAAAACATCTTTTACAGGTACACCAGCAATAGAACTTCCAAGCAATGCGGCTGTAGCGGCACCTAAATCATAGCCGCCTTCATAAATTGTTCTATGTCTCTTGTATGCAAATTGAATCGTTAATCTATGAAAGCCATCATCAGACCAACTCAGTGGTTGTGCCGAAATTGTTTTTGGGAAAGCATCAATCAACTCAACAGCATAAATTTGTTTGATGAAATCATCGTACTGAACAATCGTTATATTTGTCAGGAACCTTGTTTCTTTTCCATTTGGAAACCTGATGTTATTTGTATCTGTAGGAACTATTGCTTCTAACCACTTATCGAAAAGCTTTCTTTCATAAAATTCATTGGTACAGAGAAAGGTCAATGAGGTGTCTGTATAGACAGCCTGATAAGGAACTTCATAGGTCAAGTTATAGATTTGTATAGGCTCAGTGTTCAATGATTTACCTGGCAACTCTGCGGCTTCACACTGTAATGCAAGATACCTGGAGATACTTGGATTGAAAGAGCGCGAGTTATTTTCACCCAAAACTCTTGTTGAAACGTCCGAAAACACAGAGTTAGGTAGATTCAATAATCTCTCTAAGAATCCATTTTCCAGAAACTTGCTTATGTATTGTGGTATAGGTAAAATAACCTGAAAGCGATTTGGTCTAGCTAGACCATCTTTCGCTTTGATATTTGATAAAAATAACTGTGGTAAAAATGACATTAGAATTTCTTTCGTGAGTCTGACCAGACTTTGTTTGCTGAAGCTTTTTCGAATTGTTCTACGGGTAACAATGCGGCAATGTCCCATTCGTCAGCAAATATTTCAACGAATCTGGATTCAACATGACTGGCCAAGTATCTTTTAATGCAAGGTGTTGCTTCAAAAGCGGTAGCAAAAGCTGACAGAGTTTGATAGCTCAATTTTAATCTTGTTTGCATATCGTAGTTTTTATTGCTTGCAAACTGCGATAGTTTATCTAATAGAATTATGCGATGTTTTGGATGAATGTAGTGCAGATTCAGACCAAGAAAACCATCATTGTATTTTTGTATAGGTATCACCAAAGGAAATCTGTCGTAATAAGGTAATTTGTCTTTTGTTTTCGGGTCGTAGAAGAAGAAGTACATATGACCAATAAAATTCGAATTGGTCATTCTTTCTCTGTCTTGCATCAATTTTTGAGGTGTCGGTTTTAGTTCCGTAACCTTCGAACGTAGCCATGCGCGGGCCTGCGTGGTGCGAGCTTCGAAACCAGTCTTAGCTAACTGTGTATTGATTCTATCTAATAGGTATGCCATAACTCTATTTATTTGCCTTTTAGGACGTATACTATTGCCTAGTTTTATTCTTCTTGTGTGTATAAGTATTGGTGTTCCGGTTTAAAGAGTTAGACCTAGGTCCTTCTCCGTTAGTATCTGGAACTTCCAACCGTGAGTATGACAGAACTCATCTGCCGCTTTCCACTTCATTTGATTAATTGCGTAAGTGGCTGCCTCTTGTAAAAACCTTTGAGTTTTTCTTTTCCCTTGTACAGGTTTCCTTGTCTGAGCCTCAGGTTTAACCTCAATCACATGGGTCATGACAGTTCCATCGATTTTTTTAACCTTAATAATGAAGTCTGGAAAGTATCTATGTACTCGACCGTCGACCGGGTGTACGTATGGTATCGCTAGTTCTTCTGAGGACCACCACACGATGTTTGGATGGTCATCAAAGTAGTTCATGCACCTCAACTCCCAAGAAGAACGGAAAATGATGTTATCCGGGTTGCCGTTGTACTTAGCTGGGTTTTTAGGGGTAAATTTACCCTTGTAGGAATTCTTGCCGTATGTCATATAAATATGTAGTCAACATTTAGGAAAATCATGGCATTATTTAATCTAACAGATATAGCTTACAAAGCGGTAGAAGCAAGGGACAAATTTGTTCCTTTAGTCTCTAAGGTATCTGGAAACGCCGAACGAAATCGATACTATCAAAACATGAGGCGCTATCCTATTGACCTTGGTAGTGTCGATAGGGGTCACTATATGCTGATTCATAT